CATGCGTTTTCTTCTTTCTGTGTTGTAGTTTCAGCTGCCGCTGCTTCTTGTTTAGGACCAAAGATAGTGTCGAGCATTCGCTCAATTGACATATTCTCTTGTTCCACAACCTTGCCGAGGCGTCCTTGGACACGCTCTCCTGCTTCGTACTGGTTAGTACGCTCAACATACATACGACGGACCTTGTATGGCATTTGAGTTGGATCTGGGTTAACCCGTTCTTCAACGGTGATAGCTCCCAGAATGTCGTAGAAGTAAGGAGCCTGAATTGCAAGTTGTCCCTGTAGATATGGTCGATAGCGACCATCTTTATCTAAGCGAGCCATTGCAGTTAGAACTACTGCTTCTAACGGATTAGTTGGGTGCATTGTTAAGTCGCGGAGATCTCGCAAGAGACCACCCATATGACGCAATAATTCACCCCACTGTTGCTGAGTCATTTGATTAACGCCAGCAATGTTTTCCAAGCACTTAACTTGAAGTTCAGACACTGAGTCAATGATTAGACTCTTGAAGTGGTGCTTTCCAAGTTGCAACCACTGGTATGTCTTAAGAACAGTGTCGTAATCACGAACTGTAACTACCACTGTGTCCCATGTGCCGTCTGCTAGAGGTGGTTCCTCTCGCAATGGATCCCAATACTTGACGACGATAGGCAAGAACCTGTGACCGCCTTCAACATCAAGCATGAGACGAGGGTATGGAGCTGTGACTGCAAGACTGGATTTACCAACCTTACTTTCACCGTACACCATGACTGTAAGAGAGCGTTGAATGTCGCCCATCGTTACTCGCCTCCTTTTTTCTCATTTGATTCGTAATACGCATATGGGTCGGCGACCTCATATGCATCGCCAAGTGCTTGTTCTGCGGCGCTTCCGTCGTCGAACATTGGGCATATGGCGAAGAATTGACATTTCCATTTGCAGTCATTAGTTGGTCGTGGGTATGCAAGATACGAAGGATCTCCACCTTCATCAAGCCCCTTACGAACATTCATTAGATCAGCAATCGTTCCGTGAATGCGATTCCAAAAAGAACGCATTGTAAAAATATTATGACGAACTTCAATCTGATCGTAGAAAGGTGGTCGAGCATTTGCTGTTCGCTTTACCTTCTTAAGCATCGTGAAGATACCACCTTCAGAACGCTCTTTCTCATCTATCTTTGTTGCTTCAAGCAACATGTATGTCATAACCTGCTCATTCATAGGAGCAAGGTTTGCAAAATCACTGAGCGAACCACCAACAGTTTTAAAGTCGCGGAACATACGAACACCATCAGCCTTACGGCGAACACGCATATCAAGTTTTCCTTGAAGTTCTACATCTCCGTTAAAGAGTGGCGCAATAATTGTTTCTTCAGTTGAAATCATTTCAAGTTCTGCATCGATACCATTTTCTGATACCCACTGCTCATAGCCTTCAAGCATGATGCGACCCATCTCTGCTTCTTGCTCAAGCTTGTTTGTGTCGTAGAACTCTGCAAGGAGTGCTTGACGATCTGTTTCAACTAGTTCAGCGTGTGCTTGAATTAGTGGGACTCCTTGTGCATAGTGAGCATCTAGGGCTGCGTGAATGCGACTTCCGAACGCAAGTGCACCTGTCATATCTCGATACCTAGGTTGTAGACGGCGATAATATGCAAGCCACCATTTACGACGACAATCTTTAAATGTTTGTAACTCTGAATTAGAGAGCCTTATAACATCACTCATAGCGTTCCTGCCTTATCATCCTTGAGCAACTTCACCAGTTGATCTTTATCTCGAACAATTTGTTCAAAGTTATCTGACTTTGTTTCTAGAACTTGAAGAACTCGCTCTTCGATAGTTCCCTCTGTTACATAATCCATAATAACAATAGAGTCATGGATTTCGCTTCCAATACGATGCACACGATCAAGTGCTTGGCGATGATCAACTAGTGACCAAGGACGCTGAAGCATAACTAAACGCCGTGCTGCAGTCAAGGTAATACCAACTCCTCCTGCTTGAGCAGTAAAGAGAATCCACTTAATACGGCCTTCTTGAAAGTCATCTACTGCTTTCTGTCGCTCGTCTTCATCTTGAGCACCAGTGATAAGCCCGTGAGGAATTTTTGCCTTAGTCATAGCAGCGCTAAGAATTTCGATTAGTTGACGAGATACAGCACAAACCGCAACGGAGTCATCTCCGAAGTCACCGCTCTTAATATCATCCATCAAAGCATCTACTTTGCAAGATGGTTCAATAAGAACTGTCTTCATCTCGCCAGTTGTTTCATCTACAGTTATATCTGCATAAGAACTAGCAAACTGAAGCAAACGAGTTGTCTGAGTTAGAACACTAGGGGCAGTAAGAGCGTCTCCAGATTCAAGCTCAGCAATCATTGTGTTGCGCATCTGATCATAAGCTTTCTTCTGCTTAGGAGACATTTCAATATCTCTGCGCTCATTCATCACTGGAGGAAGCCAAGGAAGCACAACCTTTTTGAGCATACGACGCATTACAGGGTTCACACCTTTATAAAACTCATCTTGCATTAAAGGTTTAACACCAATAACCATCATTCCGCCAAATGCGTTGAGCATGATGTCAATCATTCGATCAATCCATTTTGTTTTTGAAGGCCAGTCTGTTGGAGATAGCCAGTGCAGGATAGACCAAAGATCAACAACATTGTTTGCAATAGGTGTTCCAGTAAGTGCAAACCTAATCTCTGCATCTCCACTAGCAGACCAAAGAGCACGGCTTTGCTTTGACTTTGGATCTTTAGAGCGGTGAATTTCATCGGCTACTACAGCTTTAAAATCAATCTTATTTAACTCACGCAGATGAACCTCGCAACGAGTCTCTGTAATGCTCTCGTTAAGTCCTCCACAAGCTTTGCAATGAACAAGGGCAATAGAACCATAACCAGAAAGTCGTGAATGTGAGCGAAGTGATTCCCAGTTAATTATGTAAACTTCTGATTCTGTTTCAAACTGCTTTTTGCGTTGAGTTGAACTTCCCTTGATTACTTGAGTAGAGACTTCTGGCCACCAACGAGCAAACTCACGAGCCCAGTTCTTCTTTAGAGTGTTAGGACAAACGATAAGAATAGGGAAGACTTCTTCCCCATTGTCTTGCAATTTCTTAAGGGCTCGAATAGCTTGAGCAGTTTTACCAAGTCCCGGCTCATCTGCTAGGAGTGCTCGTTTAGCAATTGCTAAGAAGGCTACGCCAGCCCTTTGATGCGGGAATAAGTCTTCATCTCCATCGGCTGTCTCAAGCTCTCTAAGAGCCAAAGATGGGTTAATTCTTGTGTTCAACTCATTGGTTGCCCAATCGGATAAAGCGGGGGTAATTTCAAGGTTCTCGCGGAATGTAGAGCGTAGAGCAAGGCAGGTTGTCCAACTAAGCGGAACCCTCCAAGTCTGCTCCTTGGGGCTCCAAGAGGCTCCAGGAAGGCTCTTACAGAGCTCTTTAAAGCGCCAGTCAGTAGTTAATCTGATCTGTCTTTTCTCTGGATCTAAATCGGCTATTACAGACACTTATCCTCTTTCCCTTATCATCATATCTCATGCGGTGTTACAAAGTATTTTAAAATAGTTTTCGTTACCGCATATTAGTCTAGCAGTATTCTTGGCTTCCAGCCAGTTTTAACTAAATTAAGCAGAGCGTGTCGCATCGCATCATTTGCATGCCCTTCCCCGCCTACATGCCAAGTTCCAACCTTCTTAAGGGCCTCGTTAGGGAACATAGCCTTTGCATCTGCTGGAGACTGCATAACGATATTTTCAACGCTATACCCAGCCTCACGGCAAAGATGCTTGAGGACACCAATCTGCTCAAGACTGTATGGTGCTTGAGAGTTACGAACAGTCTGAGCATTAATAGTAAATCTTTCGCAGACAACAGTAAAACTTTCATAGTTTTTCCATCCATCTAAAATATTGTTAACATATCTAGCAAATTCTTCTGGTTGGACTTCAGCAGAGAGAATCCTTGTAGCAACATCATTATCTAAAGACATAAGAACAACACCTGTTGCTTTGCCCGGATCTACAGATAGAACATATCTCATCGGTACTTTTGACCCCAGTTCTCTAGAGGACCATCAACATCTGCTGTCAATGGAACTGCCCAACCTTCTGTTGTAGTCATACATTGTTGGACAATGCGTTTAATCTCTGCTGCCTCTTCACGAGGAGCTTCAAGAACAATTTCATCGTGTACAGGAACAATGAGGTGGTTCGTTAAATCTGCTTGATCAAGCTTTACAAGATTAGATTTAAAGATTTCTGCTGCACCACCTTGGATAAGATAGTTAACTAAAGTGTAGGTACGGTTATCATCACAGGGAAGTCTGCGACCAGTCCAAGTATGAACATAGCCTTGACCTTCGGTTTGAAATCTTGATTGACCAACATTGTCTACTCGCCGTTGGAACACTGACATTCCCGGATAGTTTGCATCAAATGAATCAGAGACAGAACGCATCTGTGCCTCTGGCACTCCAGCAGTCAGTGCTTGCTTTGCAACACCAGCACCATAGAGTCGTCCGTAAACAACACCCTTGATGAGGTTACGACGCTTATCAGATTTGACCATAGTTGGGTCTTGATAGACCTGACGACCAATTTCTGTAAAGGGATCAGAACCAGTCTGATCTGCAAGATGAAATAGTTTAATTAAGTTTTCATCTCCTGAAAGAGATGCAAACATACGAAACTCAACTTGATCTAAGTCAGAGGTAATAATTACATTCCCCTCTGTTCTAGGGATAAAAGCTGTGCGAACTGTGTCATCACCTTTAGGTAGAGTTTGTAGGGCAGGGTCGGTTATAGACATACGAGATGTACGAGCACCAAGAGTTTTAATAGATGGATGAACTATGCCGTCAATCGACTTTTCCATAAAATTAGAAAAGTAAGTGTTAGCAAGTTTATCTGCCTTGCGTTGCTTAAGAACATTATCTGCAAGGTTTTTAACCTCTTCATTGCCATTAATCATAATAAGTTGCAGTTGATCTTTAGAAGCAGATTTTGCACCAGAGGGTGTTGTCTCAGTAATATCTGCGCCAAGACCTTCAAACAAACGAACAAGTTGTATGTTGCTTGTAATACTTAGACCGCCGTAGGCATTGGATGCCCACTTCTTAACGGAGTCTGAATAGTCAATAAGTTCATCAAATTTCTTTTTTGAGTAATCAAGGTCGATACGAGCACCATTGAGCTCCATTCGAGTAACAATCTTGCGTGTTGCCATTTCAAGTTCGTAGGCTTTGTTATATGGACCTTCAGGTCCACACTTCTTGTAGAAGATTTCCCACAAACGCATAGTAAGTACAGGGTCAAGAGCGCCGTAAAGCCAATAAGGTTCAAAGTTGATTGGAACTGTACCCCAAGTCCAACCATTCTCAACAAGACCGATATCAAGGCTCTCTTGCATAGAGACAGCCTTAGAGTCCACATAGAGCGCTGAGAGCGGCTTCAAACCACCAGAGCCAAGAGGATCGATGATGTGAGCCATAATCATCGTGTCGTGTGCACGCTCCCAAGGTATGCGCCAACGAGATTGAATTTCAAACCACCTTGCTTCGAAGGCAATGTTGTGACAAACAACTGGACCATCAAACTTATCCATTGCTTCGTAAAAAACTCCGCCCCATTCCTCCCAAGGAATAGACCAGCCCTGCATTCCATCTCCAACTTGAACAAGTCTAATTTTTCCATGCCAAGGAGAAAGCGCATGCTCTTTTTTACCGCCAGCAAGTTCACCAGTTTCGGTATCAATTGCAATTGCGTTGTATGGTCTTCTTTGTCCTAGCCATTCAATAAACTCTCTTGCTTTTTCTGCATTATCAACAAGGTGAAGCTTTACATTGCCTAGTCCATTCGTCACTTGTTCGTCGCTCATTCTTTCCTAACTAC